GCGGAAGTCTGCCGTCTCGCTGGTGGTGCCCCAGTCGAACAGCCGAGCTTGGATGGTGAAGTCGGTGGTGCTGTAGTCGTAGTCGCCGTACAGCTGTAGGTCGGCTGCCGTCACCGTCGCGTCGTCAGGGATGACCGACGTATCGAAGCCGATGACCTGCTCGGAGCAGTAGTATGTCCCGCCCGACAGCTGCTGGCCCAAGGCCGCATAGCGTGCGGTGTACTTCGAGAGGGAGCCGCCACCGTCAGCCGCCGTGGTGTAGGTGGCATCGGAGCACTTGAGCACCGCAGCGGTAGTGACGCACGAAATAGTGTCGGAGCGAGAACCCACTAGGTCACCTCGTTCGTCGTCGTGCGAAGCGTCGTCCGTGCGTAGACGTCAATGGGCGCGTCAGAATCGACGGTGACGCGCAGGAGGTGCGCCGACGCGTACTTACATTGAGTGAGGCGTCCCATCGCGCCACCGTTCGTTCTAATGCGTCGTCCGTCGCGTTCGTCACGAACCTGCCGACTCGCCGCGCACTCGCAACGTCCACGACGACGTGCCCGCCGTCGCTTCAGCCGGGCAGGTGCGTTTCACCCAGATGGCGTAGTAGTCGTCATCGTCGAGGTCGCCGAGGTCGATGCCGTTGTCGTAGTCCTCGGCGTCGTCAAACGTGACGGCAGGGTCGGGCGCGGTGTCCTCGTCCGCGATGGTGTCCGCCGTGCCGTTCTTGCCCGCGAGGTCCTTCCCTATCTGGAAGCTGTCGTCCCCGCTCGGCTGCGATTCGATGATGGCGTGGCAGTCCTCCAGCGTGCCACCGCTTTCGTTCTGCCAGTAGATGCACCGGTACTCGGTGTCGCCGACCTCGCTCTCCGCTCCGCTCACGTCGTCAAACAGGTCGTTCAACGTCTCGCCGACAGCCGTCGTCGACTTCGCGCCGCCGAGTGAAGCGTCAGGGTCCGAGTTGCCCGCCCCGCCGCTGTAGTAGTAGCCCATCAGGTCACCTCCAAAGGTTGTGCCGTGGCTCTGCGGCCAAGGTCATCGTCGGGCTGTACGTCGCAGCCGACCCGTCGACCTCTACAATCGCCTGCAATCTGCCTCCCAACGCGTGCAGGATGCTGCCCTGACAGTAGCGGTAGTTGACCTTGCCGTCCACGTAGACGTGCTCGCCGTCCGACGCCAAGTTGTCACAGGCGGGGCCGTCGTACTTGAAGAAGCCACTGTTCACCCGCAGGAACGCGAGTTGGTCCACCAGCATGTCGGCGCTCCCGCTCGGGTCGGCGTGGATGGTCGCTGTCGCCGTGCCCGACCCGTACAAGCGTCGGGTCGGCAGGACGAGGCGTCCGAGGTCGTGCCACTCGTAGGACGTGTTTTCGATGGTCAACGCGTCGTCCTCGCCTGCGCCGCACTGCGAACACCACAACAGGCCTTCGCCGCTGACCATGCGCGCGCGCACGAGGCAGGCGTACTCGCCCTGCGGCGCGTTCGTGACAGGCTGAGCGCTTTCGATGGCCGCGCCGTTGTTCGCTCGCTCGGCGACACCACCGGCTGCCGCGGCGTCGGCTTGGTGGTCGGCTCCCGACCATGTGTAGTCGTTCGCGTCGCGCAGCCAATAGGCCCATGCTCCGAACTCGGGAGGCATGACGGCGAGGAACAGTTGCGTCATGTTGGACAGGGCGAACTCCCACTCCAACGGCGTCTCGTACTCGCCCGACTGCGGCGCCAAACTCGTTTCGGCGGGAAGCGACGTCACGACCTCGTCGACGAGCGTTTCCGTCGTGCCGTAGGTATACGGTTCGACGTTCACGCTCAGGACAGGCTCGACCAACCCCGAGAGGCCCATCTGTCGCGTCGTCGGCGTGTCGACCCCCGGCGACGGGTAGGTGCGAAACGTGACCGAGTTGGACGCTTCGCTGTCCTGCACAACCAGCGTCGTTTGCTTGCCGAGTGCCTTGTTGATGTCCGTCAGGACGTCGCTGACGTCGTCAGCATCGTCCTCGTCGATGACGACGGGCAAGCGCAGCACGCGCACCTCGCACCTGTCGACGCCTGCGACCCGAGGCAACCTGTGCCCGCCCTGCCTGATGTCCTGCAACTCGCTCGGCACGACGCCCCAATCGGCGTCTTCCCGCACGTGCAGGCTCACGTTGGCATCGGTCGGGTCGAGTGTGACTGTGAGGCCCATCAGTACACCCCCACCTTCGCCGCAGCGAGGTCGCGTTTGAGCTGTTCCAGTTGACGACGACCCGGCACTCCGGTGATGTTCACGACCGTCTTGTGCTCGTGAACGACTTGCCCGCCCCGCTCGGCTCGCTTGGGCCGCACGCCGTTCAGCGGAGTGACCTGCACGCGTTCAGGGCCTCGCTCGCCCGCCCCGAACACCATTGGCCTCGTCGCGATGTAGTCGGCCCCCGCTGCGTGCCACGGGATGATGCCGCCTCGCCCCGGCTTGAGCGCGTTGCGCGCTGCGCGGTCGGCGGCTTGGAACTTGGGGTCGGCGACGATGTCGATGGTGACCGGGTTGCTGGCGAAGAACGTCGTGACGGTGTCGTAGGCCCCCTGCATCGCTTCTTGCTGAATCTTGAGCCGCTCCGCCTTCGGTGGGGCGTCGCGCAGGGCCTTCGTCAGCCCCTCGCCTATCTGCTTCCCCCACTTGCGGCTGTCCTCGTAGGACTTGCGCGCGTCGACGTGCAGTTTCGGCGTGACCTGCGCTGCCTTCTTCAGATTCTCCTTCGTCTGGCTGACGCGTTGAGCGGTCAACTGAGTGCCGCCCGGCGTCTTGCCCCCACTGGCCGACTGCGAGGTCGTCTTCGCAGCCCGCTTGCTCAACTTGACCTGACCCTCCGGGTCGAAGTGTTGGGTCAACGCGGCGAGGCCGAACAACCCGCCTGTCACATAGGTGCCGAAGCCCGCACCGCCCGCGAGCATCGCCGCCCTGCTCATGCCGGTACCTGCCGCGGCTGCACCCTTCGCCACCGCAGCACCGCCGCCCGCCTTGCCCGCGGCCTTGCTCAGCTTGCCGTAGTTCGTTGCCCCCCTGCCCGCACACTTCGACATGCGGCACGTCGAGTCGGCCATGCCCGTCAACGCGCTGACCGTCTTGCCCATTCGGATGACCCGCCACGCCGACACGAGCTTGGCGGTCATGACGAGCAACGGCCCGAAAGCGGCGGCAGCGATGCCGATGCCGACAGCCAACTTCTTGAAGCCGTCCGGCAACTTGTTGAGGAATCGCGCGACCCCGCCGAACACCTTGACGAGTCCCTTCACCATCGGGATGAGGAGTTGCCCGATGTCGATTGCGAAGGCCTCGAACGTGTTCTTGAGCACCTTCGCTTGGGACTTCAGGGAGCCGAGCTGATTCTTCGACACTTCCTCGGTTGTCCCGCCCGCCTCCCGCAGCTTGCGCTCGTAGGTGTCGATGGCGTCGGCCTTGTCGAGCACCGAGATGATGACGCCGCTGCTGCGGTCTTGGAACCCGAGGGATTCGAGCGCGACCTTCTTCTCCCGGTCGCTCATGCCTTGCAGGGCTTTGTTCAGGTCCCTGATGATGTCGGGGATACGCCGCATCTTGCCTGCGGCGTCGTAGGTCGCTATGCCCATCTCCTCCCAGACGTCGGCCTCCCTGATTGCGGCCCGCTGGAGGTCCCTGAGCATCATGTGGAGATAGGTGCCTGCCTCTTCTCCCTTCACACCTTGGTCGGCCCACGCCGCGAGCAACGCGACACCTTCTTCCACGTCCTTGTTCAGCAGCTTCAGGGCCGCGCCGCCCTTGTTCGTCAGGGAAGTGCTGAACTGTTCCACCGTCGCGTTTGACAGCACATTGGCCTTCACGAGCACGTCGCTCGTGCGGGCCATGTTCTTCATGTTCTGCTCGGTGTCGTCGACGGTCAGACCGAGGGCCGATTGCGCGTCGGTCAACAGGTCGGTGGCCTTCGCCATATCGAACGCCCCGGCCTGCGCGAACTTCGCCACCTGCGGGAGTGCGCCCATGCTCTGCTCGGCGCTCAACCCGGCGCTGGCGAGGTAGTAGTAGGACTCGGCGGCTTCCTTCGCCGAGAAGGTCGTTTGGGTCGCGACGTCCTTGGCGACGCGTTCCATCTCGGTGCGGAATCGCTTGCCCTCTTCGCCCATGATGGCCGTCGACTTCGTCATAGCGTCCTCGAAGTCGGCGGCGACCTTGCCCGACACAGCGCCCAAGGCGAGCAAGGGCAGCGTGACGTACTTGGTCGACGCCGCCCCCATGCGCTTCATGGAAGCGATGTTCGTCTTGCCCGCTTTGCTGAAGGCGGCGACGTCGCGTTGCGCCATCGCCAACCCCGTCTTGAGTCCCTTCGTGTCGGCAACGAGGCGGACGACCATCGTATTCAGCACGCTCACGTCAACGTCACCTCCTCGTGAATCGACGGTGACGCGCGGAAACGCGTCTTCGACGTGGTACATGCGCGACGACGTCGCCGCGCGCCACCGTGCGTTCTAATGCGTCAGACGTCGCGTTCGTCGTGGTCCTCACCTCGTCGGCGAGTGACCAGCGACGACAACGCCGCCTTGTTCGCGGCCATGCGCGCGTCGGCGTCGTTTCGCCTGAAGGTGAGTGCGAGGTCGCTCGGGTCATAGTCGTGTTTCCCGAACAGGGTAGCCACGACCGCTGAGATGCTGCCAGCCTGCAGGTCGCCCCGTCGATTCCCGAACGGGTCAAGCCGCTCGACTGTCCGCCACTCCTGAAACTCGCGCTCGCTGATGCGGCTGAGAAGTTCTCCGACCGTCATGCCCCCGAGGGCGAGGGCGAGTCGGAAAGCGAATCGCCGTCTACCATCGGGGTCGAGGAGTTTCCCTCCAACTCCGCAAGGTCTTCGTTCGTCATGCCCGACAGGTTGCGGACAGCATCGAACACCCGCTCCAAGGCGAGCGACGACTTCGCGCCCAACGCCGAGATGTCCTCGTCGCTGAACACCCGTCGACCCGCCTCGTCGCAGATGCCGAGTGCGGCCAATCGCGCGCGCATGTTCCGCGTGTCGACGACCTGCTGCCCGTTGCGCTGCTTCATGGTGGCGGCTTCGAACGCGTCGCGCTCGCGAGCCGTCAACCCACGGCCATAGACGAACCCGCCCCACTCCGGCACCTCGATACGCTGAGGTCGGATGTCGGGCGCGCTCAGGATGGAGTCGCGGTCCAGCATCTTTGCGGCCATATCAGCTCCCTGTCACGTCCTCGAAATCGCCGTCTACCCTCAGCGCCAAGTCCGCCTTCAGGATGCCGGACACAGGCGCATGGGGCTGGAACGTCTCGACGAACGCGGAGAAGCGATAGGTGGTGCTGTCGTCGTCGGTGAGGATGACCTGAAAGTTGTTCGCCTCGCCGCTGTCCGCGAGCGACTTCAGGCCGGTCGAGCCGTCGTGGGTGGCGTCGCCCGGTAGGAAGTTGATTTCCGCCTCAATCGTCTTGTCCTTGAGCAAGATGGCCTTGTAGGCACGTGAACGCCCAGACGTGGTGTGGACGGTGACGTCCTCGAACTCGTTGCCCATATCGGGCAAGTCGATGTCGCCCACCTCCGCGATGGTGGTGAACGATTCGGGAGTGCCGCCGTCTCCTATCTGGAGTAGCGTGCCGTGCGAAGCGATGGCTTCGGTGGTCATGCGTGACCTCCCTTGATTGCACGACAGTCTTCGG